GTATTAAAATCGAAAGGTTTCATGGTTTTAACTTTTTCATTTTACGGTACGCCTCAGCGATTCCTCTAGTGATCCGCTCCATGAGTTTTTGAGTGTTCTTGTTCTCTTTTATCACAGAAAGTTCGCTCTTTAACTGAGCTGTGTATTCAAGGATCCTGTTGGCTTCTCTGATTTTCTTTTCTGCAAGTCTTACAGCCGCATGAAATTGCTGCTCATTTGTCTTGGTTCTGGTTTCGTTTCTGAATTTTGAGTAGTTTTCGTTCAATTCTTCCCAAAGATCTTTAAATATAAATCCTTTTCCTGTGCCACGCTCTGGACCTTTATATTTTTTTTCTGGAACATCTAATACTGGCAAATAAGCCTCTCCTCCACCTGTCGTACTACCTTCTTCGTCCATTTTTTTTCTTATTTCGGAAGTTTTATCTTGTTCACCACTTCGAGCAAGATCTAATATCCTTTGAAAAGTAGTTTCGTCGGTTTGTAAATAGTCTCCATTGTATTTTATATTGGCTCCATAAGTGTTCATTACATCGGTATACAATTGACCGTCATCTATAGTGAATAGCGCTTGGTTAGAACTAGTAAGATCAGACATATCTTCTTCTCTTAGCCTTTGCGTAGCAAACTGGTTGTTAAAGGGCTTCATTATGCGTGTTTTTTTAATTCTTCTATGAGATCGCAGTACTGAAGTATTCCTGTGATAGTCTCGTCTTTGATAGTATGACCTTCTTTTAACGGCTTTATGAACTTAAGCACTTCTTCAAGTTTGATTCTAGTTACTTGATCTCTAGTTTTAGCCTTAAGTTCAGTTAACTCAGTTTTTATTTTATCTAACTCCACATTAAGATAGTCTCTAAGGTTCTTGGTGTCAGACACATTAGTGATATACTCTTTAAGTATACCTTTTTGTCTGTCAGAGAAGTCTTTATACTTGTTGTTAAACTTCTCTACGAGGATTTTGTAAGCCAATAGCCTGATCTCTTTGTCCTCTTTCATGAATTCTTGAACCAGAGATGGTGATGCCTTCTGATTTTCAAGAGGAGTCACTGTCAAGTGCTCAAGCAGAGTGATCTTATTGAGCAATACTTGCTTAGTATCCACTGAAGTTGATTGCTGGGACTCAAATATAGTGTAAATAGAGGCAAAAGGCTTATAGTTATCTACCTTCGCCTTGAAAAAGTCTTCTAAATTGTAGTTTGCCTTGATCTCTTTGATCAAGTTATACTTCAATTTGCCTATCTTTTCATAGTCAAGCTTCTTGTATTGCTCAAGAATAGTTGAAATCAGGATCTCAGCCTTAGCTTCACTGAGCTTCTGACTAGTTGCAAAAGTGTTATAGAGACTATATTCCTTGCCCAGTTCAGTGTTCGTGAAGTACTTTTTGAGTATTTTTACCGCTTTAGAGTCCTGATTTTTAATCAGATCTGAGGTTGTCTGTCTCACAAGGAGCTCAAACAGTATGCCTGTATTGCGGTATTTTGAATGTTTAATGGCCATATAATTGGTTACAGATCCACTTTCAATAAATATCTAAATATCTTTGTTTTATTAATCTAGATGACCTTTAATGTTATCCTCGCTCATTAGATTAGGTTCTTCGAACAGTTGCACCTTTCTTTCTGCTTTTTTAAACATCTTATCTAGTGCCTTTTTGTTCTTCAGATACTCTCCCATAGTGCTTTCTAGCGCTAAAGGGCTATCGTCTTTGTAGTTCACCTTAAGTGTATCTTCACCAGTTTCTGCATTCTTTCTATATGCTGGTGCACCTAGTGGATCTCGGCCAAATGCTGCATCATCCGTACCTTTAGTAGAAGCAAAAGTCTTAGGTCTGCCTGGCTTTTTCTCGTCATAGCCATAAGGCACATTAAGTACATCCTCTTTACCTCCATACAGGGAAGCAATCTGGTGAGGTGTACCGTATGCTGTGCCTGATTCTGCAGGGTCGTTGCCTTCTTCCTCGACTTGTTTGTACCTAAATGCTCTCTTTTTGTCTTCTAGAATCATGTCTTCTAATTCACCGTATTGGTCTTCAGAAAAGTGGAATATCTTGTCATAGATGAACTCAAGAGGAAGCAGAGAACCTTCCATTGCCTGTTTTGCAAGATCGATTTTCTCTTTAAAGAGTGCGATCCTCTCTTGATCGTATATGATCGAAGGATTGGTCAGCGATAGGGTGAAATTTGCGGCAGATTCGTTGGTGTATCCATGAGCGTATAGGTGTACAAGCGCAACTTTAGTTAACTCAGATACTATAATACGCTGCAGTCTTTCGATAGTTCGAGCGAATCTGATGTCTTCAGCCGCCAGTGTAGCTTTACCTGTCAAGTCTTTTTCGTATCCCATGAAAGCCTTAGGTATCTTGAGAGCTGCGAATAGCTTCTCTCTGAAATATGCTACGTCTTCGATACCATTATAATCAAGTCCTTTAGCAGTATCGATCTTTGTTGATGTGTCGTTACCGCGAACAGGGATAAAGAAGTCTTCAAGCAAATTCTGCTGGTTGTATTTCAAGTTGTAATTACCAGTGTTGGGATCCATCAGAGGAGTCTTCTTCATCTTTTGAATCATTCTCTGCATATAATTGTCCACTTCACCAGGAGGTATTGCACCGACATTCACGTAGAATATCCTACGCTCAGGTGCACGCACGATACGGTGAATCAACATTGCATCTTCAATCAGTACATATTGTTTGAATAGCTTACGAGCTGGTTCCAAATAGGAACGGCCATAAGGCAAGTAGTTAACATCACCAGTAAGACGGAAGTGCGCCATCTCAAAGTTGTCAAAGTAGATTCCTGTGTCGTTATTCTGTTGACGGCTATATCCTGTTGAAGAGGCAAGAGCCGCATTTGGATCATACTTAAAACGTACTTCCTGAGGATTGTCTTTATTATATCCCTCTTCACGAATAATATTGTAAGCTGAGAAGGGAATTACGTTGTAAACACCATATTTCTCTGCGATCTCAAGTTTAAGATAAAAATCACCGTACTTACACATGTTGCGAACCCAAGACCAGAGGTTAAATTCGATATTGAGTACAGAATAGAACAGATTATATAGTATTTTTTGAATATTTTCATCTGAGGATCTGATTTGAAGCACTTCACCCTGTTCATTTTTGAGTGTACATTCATCAGAAACAATATCAAGTGCTGAGCAGCAGATTGCATCAGTATCCATTGCATCGTAGTCTGCGTATATTTGTACGCGAGCAGATTGATAGTTCTGCGCCAGGTTTAGGTTAACACCGTATGCAGTTGATGTGGTATAGACCTTATTGAATCTGTCAATAAGCGAGTTAGTCTGTATGACACCATTGCGCTGTATTGCATCAGGGTCAACAACTTTAATCATGTCACCGCCTTCATTGCGGATGATAACATCAGTAGAGAATAGCCTTCTCAGTGTTGAAAATAGATTCTCTTGCTTTTTTTGTTCTGCCATAAAATTAGCCTAATAGCCAGGTTAAGTCTTGTGATTCTTGTCCTTGAGCTGTGCTTACAGGCATCGCCCAAGGGTTTTGATTATATTGATTATTTGCGTTATATGCTATACTTGTGTCTTGTGTTCTAGTATAATTATTGAGAGCAGCATAAGTTAGACTGTCTGCCGTGGTTTTATATCGCAATGAGGTTTCTCTGAGATACGCTGCCATACAAAAAGACATTACCAGGTCATCATTATAGGACTGCATAGCCTGGGCTTTGCCGTTCTTCCAGATGAAAACCCTGAGTTCTTCTAGCAGTCTTAGCGACTTGATATTAGCCAGCTTGTTCTCTAGCATATTACGCATCTTATCGACAGCTAAAGGTCTGGTTTTCTCGTTCATTGAGAAGCCAGGAACTAGGCCTGTGCCTGTATTCATCCTATCAATATACTTTGTGAAGTCAATTGAGGACTCGTTTTTGTAGCTGTAGTGCACATTAGTATAGCCTCGCTCGACAACAGTCTGAACCACATCCCAACCGATATTATTATTTTCTACAACTAGCAGAGCTTGGTTGTATTCAGCGGCCACGGCTAGCACAATATTAGCGTATTCTCTAGTATCTACTTGAGCTTTGAATTCTGCCACCTGCATGATATTCTCGATGTCAATAACATGAAATGCAGAGTAGTCTGCACCATCACCTCTTGCCACATCGGCTACTAATATATAATGTTTTAAAGGATCTGGATACTCCCAAATCCATAAAGCTTTGTCCATACCACGCCTTTCAATAGGCTCTGATATCATAGTCTGCTCGTACCATGTCATCACCTCAGGATCTATAACAGTATTACCTGAAGTAGAAAAGTTACAATCACACTCCTGAGCTGCGTTGCGCTTTCCTAATACTATATCTTGGTCATCTCTCCAAGATTGATCTCTTTCAGGATGCACAGACCAAGGAAGAGATATCGGTAAGAACTTGTTCTTCTGTTCTTGAGAATCTATATAAGTTTTATGGAACCAATTTCCAACTCCATTTGGAGTGGATAGTGCTATGCAACCACCACCAGTGGCAAGAGTTTGTTGAGCCGCAGTGAATATAGTATCGATGTTATCTATAAACGCAGCTTCATCTATTATCAATAACGACACGGCTTCTGAACGACCAGCGTCACCTGCGGCTGAGACAGCTTTTATTTGAGAGCCATTCAAAAGACGCAAAGAAAGTCTGTTGTCTTCTTGCGCTCCTATCTTAAGCCATGTAGGTAAGTTTTGATAAGCAAATCGCACTTTAGTTACCATGTTTTTTGCTGTCTCCTGCTTAGTAGCAATAACAAGCACGTTTTTGTCCTTGTTAAACAGCATCAACCAAAGTGAATAGGCAGAGACTAGGGTAGAGATACCTAGCTGCCTAGACTTATTAATTATAGAATAGTCGTGTTTTTGAAAGAGTTTAAGCACTTTTTCCTGAAACGGATAAAGTGAAAATAGCTGACGACCTCGTTGTGGATGCTGGATCATGTAGTACTTCTTCATGAAGTAAACAGGATCAGTTGCGCATCTTACGAACTCATCTTTAATTCGCTGTTTTATATCAACCTGTTGATCAGACATTTAAGCTTTTATATTGAATGACATCCTTTATAAGTTTTCTTATAAATATTTGTCACTCCATAAAATCTTCCTGGCTTTTAACTTTCCTAGCTGGTTTAGACAATTCTAACCATTTATCATAGGAATAGGGTAGGCCAAACAGGTAGTATTGATCTGGTTTATTGATGCCCTTGGGATATATGATTGCAGGTCCTGTACTAGAATGAGGTACCCATTTACCTGGCTCTTTTTCATAGAGCTGGAATTGGATTCCCTCTACCGTACGAATGGTTTTATA